TCAGGACATTTTCCTTATTAGGAATTATAGATAACGAGCAACTGCATTGTATGTAGAAGTATTTACTACTTCCTCATCTGTCATCTTGAGAATACGAATTGCGTTAAGCATTTCCTCTCTTTGCTCAATGTATGTGTGTTGGTGCATTGTAACAAAATCTCTGCTAGGCTCTTTTGGCAAGTCCTTTTCTGCAACTGTCAAGTCATAGTCAATGTTAAGTGTATTGTTCCATGAGCGATAGTTTGTGCGGAAGTTTTCTGCCTTCTTGATGTTGGCAACTGCATAGTCGCTAACCTCTTTTTGCCAAGCCTTGCGTGCCTTCTCATACTTTGCTTCGTTTGCTTCTTGTGAAGCATAGTCTGACTCTAGTTTTGCTAGTGCAGTTTCTAGTGCCTTGATTACCTTTGGTGTTGCGATTTTAACGCTGATTGCTTTTCCTCTAGCCATTTATTTTCCTCTTTCGTTGGTTGGTTTAACTGTATTATAGCGGAGGGGTCTGACATTTCTGCGACCCCTCCACCTCCTTATACTAGGGCTTCGTTGCTAACTGTTGTCCAACGAGTTTCCTTTGTTGGCATTTCCAGTAGCACACGCACCGAGCCAGATGCGTTAGGAATAATCTCCTTGATTACTCCAGTTTTCTTTGACTTTAGGGTGGTGAATAAATCGCCAACCTTGTAAGTGTATCCATTTACTGTCATTTTGCTTCCTTTCTGTTTAGGGTGTTATTGTATCATTAGGGTCTGACATTTATCAAGACCATGCGGTGTGATAAGCATCACAAGTATTCTGTTAGGTCGCCGTCCATAATTTCGTTCAGCTCTAAGCCTTCTGAGTCTGCGATAGCTTCCCATAGATCCATTTCATTAAAGTCTCCGTCTGGGTGTCTTTCGGATAAGATAGAATAAAGATTGTCCATTAGTAATCCTCCTCTGGTAGCCAAGCATTTAAGTGGTGTGCATCAATAATTGCTGATGCGGGTGCAGTAACCTGTCCACGCCATAACACGCCTTCAGGTAAAGCAATTTCACGATTGTAGTCCTCATCATAGAAAGCATCAATTGCTTCTATGCAAGGCTCAACCATAGAAAGCGGAACGGGTGGATAGTGATTACCTTGCAAGTGATAACCGATAGCAGTTTCTAAGTCTAATTCATTAGATAAATCTAATGCTGTATTGTATCCCATTATTCTGCCACCTTAAGAATTGCATAGGACCCGCCTGCATTAATTTCATCAAGGATAGGACCTAACTTTGGTGCGATTAATTCTTTTAGCATAGACTCTAGCATAAAGATACGAGTACTTTCTTCCATGTTTAGAATTTGTGCAGTTACTGGATGATTGTCTGCAAACTCTGTTACAAACTTTAGATTGTGTTCTACTAGCATTGTTTACCTTTCGTTGTTGGAATAAGAGTATTTTAGCATGGGCCACTGACAATTAGATAAACACGCCCAATGTTTATCTAATTTATTTTGTGATAAACTTCACAATTTCAGGGGTATTTTGGTACTTGACTTAAACTATGTTTTGCCCCCACGAATTTGGGGGCAGCTTAGTCGTTTGTCAAATCACCACGCCGTTTATGTTTGATCTTGCGTGTGTATTTTTTTTTATTGCGTACAGGTTGCGCCGCATTACTGCGACGCAATTCCTGTATGCGTTTTACTTTATCTCGAAGTGAAGTTTGGAACATTGTACCCACACGCTTCATGAAATCTAGTTACATCAAATCGTTCATTATCTTTCGCAAACATTTCCGCAAAATCATTTACGATTTTAGAAAATAAAGCGGGGTGCGTTTTATCGCTAGCAAACTTTAGAATTTCTGCGGTTGCTACATAGTCCTTACGTGTCATCATTTTGTTACCAACTTTCCTGAACGATAAAAGTGTTTGGTGTGCATTTTACCTGAAGGCTCTGACAAATTAACAGTAGAAAACTCATCTGCAAAACCCCAATCAGAAAAACTGCGGTATGAATTAACTGCATCTAAACAGTTATCAAAACGGGCTACCCAATGAGGTGGCTTTCCGTCATAGGAACAAGTTACTGCATAAAGATACTCTTTCTCCATTTTAGTAATCTCCAATTTCGTTAGTTACGCAATCGCATGGCTCGACATCATAGGAGTTTTCATCTCCCCAAAAAATTGCCCCAAATCCTAAGCAATCATCACACACAATGACGGAGATAGTTCCCTCGTCCATTACATCTAAGAAGTTTCCCATTTATAGTTTTCCTTTCGTTTGTTTGTTTTGTAATTATAGCGGAAGGGTCTGACAAATTAGTCAGACACCTTGACGGCAATCGTAGCCCAAAAATTAGCAATGTTACGAGTAGAGGAAACCTGAATAGCGTAAACCTCGTACCCCTCGCCATACCAAATGCCTTCACGCTTTTCTGCGTGTAGAATAGTGCCCTCATCATGGCGAGAGCGTGAGCGATAGTGTGTGCCTACAAGTAGGGCGGGAACAGTTATTACTTTTGCTGACATTAGTTGTCACCTTTCGTTTGGTTATGTATGGAATTATACACGAACGGACTGACATAAACTAATTACTAGCCAGTAATTTCACAATGTGAGACGCTCAAGTTATGTGATAAATCTCACAAATTTTCAGGGGTTATCCACAGATCTTCTTAAGTTATCCACAGCCCCCTCTCCTTTGGGGGCCAGCTTGACTATTGTCAAGCCGACACGCCGTTATTCTTCTAAACTATCTTGATAATCTAAAAGGCCTTGATGGTACATAACAGGATCACAATTAAAAAGAATTTCAGAGGCGGTAAAAGTAGAGTATCCAATCTTTACGGGTGGATAGCATTCATCTAACATAGAGTCGTAGCTTTCTTTTATCTCTAATTCTTTTTCAAAATCTGTTTTCATTTATTTACCTCCTTAGTAGCGATTAAATACGCTATACCAAAACCTACCATGGCACACAATAACACCGCCATTTACTTATCTCCAAACATGTTAAAGACTTCATCTAGTTGCTCATCTGTTAAGTGGTCTATCTGTATAGCCTTAACAAATCCGAACACATCTTCTTCTTCTGCCATTAGTTGCTCATACATTTCTTCTTCTTGTAGGTGTGCATACATGTCGCTTACATCTGCCTGAATTGTATCCCATTTAGTCATTAGTTATTCTCCTACCTTGATAGACATTACATTAGCGGTGAACTTCTTAACCTTGCCTAATTCGCTAGCGTTAAGAGATTGGATTAGGTGGTCAATCGCTTTAGGGTCATGCGCCACATTGTCAATAGAGATTAGTTTAGAGCCTTGCCAAATTGAGTAAGTGATAGTCATTGTCTGTTCTTCTTTCGTTAGTAGTTATAGTAGGAATTGTAGAGGATAGGGCTGACAAATGGTAGCGACACGCTCTTAGTTAGAGTGTGATTTAGAACACCATGTCTGGTGTATTGCTAGGTATCTACACTCTGAGCAGATAGCGTCTCCTAGTCGTGCTAGTAGTTGCTCTCTGCTTTCTAGAGAGTTTCTGTTTTCATGTATTGAGTTCATTTAGAACTCCTTTCTGTTTATCTAATACCTTTACTCTACAGGGGGTCACTGACAAATTCTAATCGAAATTCGGACATTAAGGACATTTATAAAAATAATCGCAAAAAATCATGTGATAAGGGTCACATCTGGGAGCACTATAGGGACAATTCGGACATTTCTATAGTGTGTATCATACAAATTAAAACTCTATTAACATTTCTTAAAATCTAATTCCTAGTTGACCAGAATGTAATAGTACGCTATTATAGATACATGGAAATATGGAAAGAAGTACCAGTAATTGTGCAACGTAATGGTTCATTCAAGCCACATGGATACGAAGTATCTAATTTAGGGCGGGTAAGAACCAAGAAGCAAAGATATGGAAGACCTAGAAAAGATACAGGTAAAAGACAGGATCTTCTTGTATATCGATATGTAAATGGAAGACCAGATCAAGTTGGTTATATCCAATATGAGCTATATGATGAAAACTCAAAGAGAAAAAATATCCGTGGACATGTACTTGTTATGCAAGCATTTGTTGGCATACCAAATCCTGGTCAAGTAGTTTGTCATTTTGACGATGTCAAAAATAATAACACCTTGGCTAACTTGAGATATGACACTCAAAAGAATAATCTGGCAGATGCCAGGAGAAATAAATTTTTGCAAACTATTGACCTATAAAAATCTTCCATGTTACAATTGGAAAGGTTTCGGGGGTTACACTAAGAACTCAATATGCCAGATGTATTGCATATGATCTTTGTGAACTTTCTCTACTTTCCTTTAAGTTAAAAAAAGGGGGGTAGGGGGGGTTTGCTAAAAATCTAATTTCCAGATGAAGTATTAAAAAAAATATTATATTAACATTATATAAGACTAAAATCTTAGTCAACTAAAATAATAGAGAGAAGCAAAATAATGGCTACAAAAAAAGCGGGAAAAGAAGTAGAAAACACCACTTGCTACACATATAAAGTAGAGATGTTAATTCAAGTCCTTGCTAAGGATGAACCAACAGCTTTGGATCAATTAGAAAAATCTGGTGGCTATGTTACAGATAGACAAGTTACTCTAATGGATAGTGTTGCTTTATATAATGGTGAAAAGGGATAACTTTTTATCTCCCGCCCTTTTAAGGGGTAGGATGTGGTGATACCACCAAATAACCCTGTTAGGGCCTTAAAACCCTCTCAGGGTATTTTTATGGGGTATTATAGGAAATAGCTAAGATGTGAAAATGGGGTCTCTTCTCGCCGAAGCACTTTTTTCGCACTAATTGCACTATATGACCGATATGTCCTATATTATATGCATATATAACAAGAAACCCAATCAGAGGCGGATCCGATTGGGTTCTTTATATCTTGCGATATATGTACGTAGGAACATGTGGGATGCTACAACTACGCACAATTCAATTGTAAAATAGCTTTTATTCTAAGTCAACTGTTTTTAAAATAAAGTTTGCTGACCATCTTCGTCTGGTGCAGAGTATGATGGGGCGGGTCCAAGAAGGTACCCTTCCTCATGATATGAAACCATCTTAGATACATCCTCTGGCCCAACTAGTTTATTTGCAATAATTGTTAATAGGTCATATATACGGTGTAACATAATATAATTAACCATTGGTAGGTTATCTTCTAATGCTGAGGATTTTTCTTCATTTGTCATCTGGTCTACCTAAGTCTTCCCAAAATTTTTCCCGCCCCATATTATCAGTTGGAATAATAGGGGTGCTGTTACATTGGCAATCTTTATCACATGTCATTTTTAACCTTTTTCATAGTCTTTATAATTTCGTCATAAAAACCAAATCCTATAAATTTTTTATATTCACAAGATAGGCAATACAAGTATACCTCGTCTTCATTTGTCTGATTAGGAAGAAGAAGACCTTGATCTAGTGGGCAAACCAATCTAGGAACAAGGCCTTCTTCAGAAAGTGCTATGTATTGAGATACTTGCTGTATCCTACGCATTTTCTCCTACTTCAAGGTAGTTGGGAATTTAGTATAAAATTCCTTCGCTCTTGGGGTTAGACCCTTCCAAGCTGACCAATTTGTACCGCCCTTGGTCATATAGTACGTTATCTCTGCGTTTATTACTGGATCAAATAGTAGTACATTTGATCGCAGGTCAAATTTTTCTTTACGAGCAACACCAAGGTTTCCCAACATGTTGATCTGAAAAATTCCATAGGAACTGTCTCCAGTATTCCTGTTGCCATTATATGCTAGTGGGCGTCCACTGGACTCCGTCTTTGCAATGGCCCAAGCCGTTCTAAGGGCTTTTCCTTCAAAACCTACTGCTGCCAGTAGTTCTTTCAATTCAATGTCTGAAAGCTTTTCCGAAGGCTTGTAAACAGTACTGCTGTACTTCTCTAAGGTTTCTTGCTTAAGTTGTACTTCTGTCTTTGGTTCTACTTTTAAAGCTTGAGCGGGGATCACGGTATTGTTTGTAAATAGGAATAATGTTATCATTACTATTACAGTCGTACTGTGAGCAAAATCGCTCAGCCTTTGCTTTATATTCTCCATTGGCATTTCCTCCTTTAGAGATAACGAACTATAATCTTAA